ATAATTTTAATAGTTTTGATGTAACAAGTGCAGCCAGTAAAGCCCTAGGGTTTAACTCAAGTGCCAATGGATTTGCAACTATTAGTCCTGGTAGCATGACACTTATTAAAACTTTAACTGCAAGTTCTGATAGTACAATTAATTTTGTGCATGGGAGTTCAGACGTTGTATTAGATTCTACATATCCTCTTTACTTGTTTAAAACAATTAATATGCATCCACAGACTGATCAAAAAAAATTTCAATTTCAAGGCACAACAGATGGTAGTAATTTTAATACAACAATGACTACAACATTTTTTCAAGCATACCATAATGAGGCTGATGGTAATACTTCTGTATCTTACATAACTGGAGAAGACCAAGCTCAAGGCACAGGGTTTCAAACTCTTTCAGAAGATACAGGAAACGATAGTGATCAAAGTTATTCTGGTGAGCTTTTTTTGTTTAACCCATCTAGCACTACTTTTGCTAAACATTTTATGGCTAGAGGTAATGAAACATATTTTAGTGATTTCACTAATAATCATTATGTTGGTGGTTATTTTAATACAACTTCTGCTATTACAGGTATTCAATTTAAAATGGAAAGTGGTAACATAGATGCTGGTACATTTAAACTCTACGGAATTAAGGATAGTTAATGGCTCTTAATAAATTAAAATATAATAGTCTTAATCTAACCCCTGCAGCTAATAAAGCAATTGGTTTTGATTCTGATGCTGATGCACTAGAGGCTACCCTAGAGGGTGGTGCTATGACTTTTATTAAAAAGTTAACTGCTAGTTCCAGTAGTGATTTAAGTTTTGTTAATGGAGCTTCTGATGTTGTATTAGATTCTACTTATAAGGAGTATATGTTTATTTTTAATAATATACACCCATCAGCAAGTGCTAAATTAGGAGTTAATTTTTCTGATGATACATCTAGTCATTCATATAATTTAACTAAAACAAATACATTATTTAATGTACAACATGATGAGGCAGATAGTTATGGTGAAATAGCTTACGCTGCAAATGATGATTTAGCACAAAGCACAAGCGATATGCCATTATCTCCAGGATCAACTCATACAAATAATGATGATAATTTAAATGGTTTTTTACATTTATTTAACCCTTCAAGCACAACGTTTGTAAAACATTTTATAGCTACAGTAAGTCATTCTGCTAGTGCTGCACAAAATCAATGTTTAGCTGCTGGATACTGTAATACAACAGCAGCAGTTACAGCGGTAAGATTTAAATTTGCTTCAGGAAACATAGATGCAGGAACTATAACCTTGTATGGAATAAATTAATATGATAAATAATCAAAAAGGAGAACACGAATGTACATAGGGAAGACCCCCACAGTAGGCAATTTTCAGGTCTGTGATGCGATATCAGTCGTAAACGGACAGGCAGCCTATACTTTACAAGTAGGGGGTGTAAACGTGGCCCCAGAATCTGCTAACCACATGTTAGTCAGTTTAAATGGTATCCTACAAAAACCAGGATCATCCTATACAATCTCAGGTAGTACAATGACGTTCGCCTCGAATCTGGCGACAGGAGATGTAATTGACTTCGTTCAAATATTAGGTAACGTGCTCGACCTCGGGGTTCCGAGCGACGCGACTGTGACCAATGCAAAATTAGCACAAGATATTATATCTAATGAAACAGCAGAAACTTCTGCTGCAGATGATGACCTTATTTTACTTCATGATGATTCTGCTAGTGCGTTAAGAAAAATGACTAGATCTAATTTTTTATCTGGTGTTGGTGAAAGTAACACTCCATCTTTTTATGCTAGAGGAAGTGCTGCAACTTCTGTTTCTAATGCAACATTAGTTAGAATAGCTGTTCAAGACGAGGTAGTTGATAATGGGGGTTGTTATAATGCTACAGCAAATAATGCAACTTTAAATAGTTTAACTTCTTCACCTAGTTCTTTTACTCCTAATGTTGCTGGTTTATATTTTTTTACTGGTGCAATTATGTTAAATACTAATTCTTTTAATGTTGGTTTAGTAAACAACAAAGGAGGAGTTGGAGGAAGTGAAAGTTATGTATCTTTAGTATATAGTCCAGCTGATACTGCTAACAGAATGGTTATGGTATCTGGGTTTTCTAATATGAATGGTACGGGAAATCAAGTTTGTTTAACTGGCTATCAAGAAAGTGGTGGTGCGATAAACACTAATGATACAATTTACACAACTTATTTTGGAGGATTTTTAGTTAAGGCAACTTAATTATAATATTAAAATATGGCTCAATTATCAAAAAAAATAGAACTTTATGCAGCTGCAAATAGTGTTAGTAGTGTAGAGTTTGAAAAAGATGTAAAATTAAGAGATGCTGGATCAGGACCTTATATTTTTGAATGGAATATTTCTGGTTTAGCAAAACCAACTGATGAACAATTAGCATCATATGAAACTGCTGGTAATGAAGCAGAAACAGCCCAAGCTGTTTTAAATAAAAGAGCAAGAGAATACAAAGAATTAAAAGAACAATTTGATTTGTTGTATCACGATATGACAGCAGGCAAAGGTGATAAAACTGGAGAATGGTACAAACACATTAAAGCAGTTAAAGATGCTAACCCTAAAGGATAACCCATGTCAATTAATGTATGCAATGACAGATCCATGGCATCCATTACCAGTCTCCCTTCAGGGGTCACTGGTAGTAACTTAGTATTACTGTCTACTCAAACTGCATCTAGTTCAGCAACAATAAATTTTACTAGTGGTATAGACTCTACTTACAAAGAATATCAATTTCATTTTATAAATATTCACCCAGGTACTGACGATGCAGACACTTACATATTAGCATCTATTGATAGCGGATCAAATTATAATGTAGCAGTAACATCTAGTTTTATTCAATCAGTGGCTCCAGAAAGTGGTGGTAGTCCTGGTGTAGATTATTTAACTTCAAAAGATGTTGCATTATCAACAGGTGGTGCACCTATTGAACACTCAGTAGGATCTGATAATGATCAATCTTCTTCAGGTATATTACATTTATTTAATCCTGCAAGCACAACATTTGTAAAACATTTTGTTAGTAGAATGAATATATCTCACGCAGTAAATAATTCACAAGATATATATGTAGGAGGTATTTTTAATACAACTTCTGCTATTGATGCCATACAGTTTAAAAAAAATACAGGTAATATAGATAGTGGCACAATTAAAATGTATGGAGTTTTATAATGTCGATAGTAACTTATAATAACAGAAGTATTAGAAATATTTCAGCCATACCTGGAGCAGCTAGGACATTAACACATATTAAAACTTTAACTGCTAGTTCTAGTAGTACAGTATCTTTTGCAAATGGAAGTGATGATGTAGTATTAGATTCTACATATCCTATTTATTTATTTAAGTATATTAACTGTCATCCATCAGCTGATGCTGCTGATTTAACTGTAAATTTTAGAGATGGAAGCACAGCTTATGATGCTACAAAAACAGCAACATTTTTTTGGGCATATCATGCTGAAGATGGTAGTAGTACTCAATTTGGATATGCAGATAGTAATGATTCAAAAGAATCAACTTCAGCTCAACCTATTTCTTCAAATCCAGGAAATGATAATGATCAATGTTGTTCTGGTGAACTTTTTCTTTTTAATCCCAGTTCTACAACTTTTGTAAAACATTTTTTATCAAGAAGTAATTCTAGTGAACCTGCAAATTATAGCATTAATTCTTTTGCTGCAGGATATTGCAATACTACAACTGCAATAGATGGTGTTCAATTTGCATTTGAATCAGGAAACATAGATTCTGGCACTATAAAACTTTACGGAATAAAGGATTCATAATGAGCATAGTTACACTTAATGATAGAGGAGTTAGATCAGTATCAAACTTTGGGTCTTTAAATACTGGATCTATGGTATTTATTAAAAAATTAACTGCTAGTTCTAGTGGCACTTTAAGTTTTGTTAATGGCAGTTCTGATGTAGTGTTAGACTCTACTTATAAAGAATATGTATTTACATTTAAAGATATACATCCAGGAACTAATGACGCAGATACTTTAATGTTAGCATCATCTGATACAGGAAGTACTTATGATAAAGTAGCAACAAGTGCTTTTTTTCAAGCATTTAATAACGAAGGTGGGCAGACTCCTTCTGTAGGTTATTTAACTTCAAAAGATGTTCAAGAAGGAACTGGAGGAGTACCTGTAGATCATTCTGTTGGAAATGATAATGATCAATCTAGTGTAGGATTTATACATTTATTTAATCCATCTTCCACAACATTTATAAAACATTTTCAGGCTAGATTTAATATATGTCATGCTAGTGATAACTCACAAGATATACATGCAGCTGGATATTTTAATACAACTTCTGCTATTGACGCTATACAATTTAAAAAAGATACAGGCAACATAGATAGCGGAGATATTTGCCTTTACGGAATTCTATAAAAATGATACATAATACCAAAGGAGAAAACTATGCCAAGATATCATAACATAAACGGTAACAGAGTACAGTTTACAGCTGCAGAAGAAACAGCTAGAGATGCTGAAGAGAAAGCGTGGGCAGATGCTGCACCTGCTAGAGCTTTAGCTGACCTTAGAGCTAAAAGAAATAGATTATTAGCTGAAACTGATTATCTTGCTTTGTCGGATAATACTCTATCTGACGATATGAAAACATATCGTAAAGATTTAAGAGATTTACCAGCGGGTAAAGATACTGTTGAAAAATGTGAAAACGCTACGTGGCCAACTAAACCGTAGTAGAGCATAGGAATACACTATGTTACAAAAAGTACAGTTTGCACCTGGATTTAATAAACAAGTTACAGCAACCGGTGGCGAAGGCCAATGGGTTAATGGTGACAATGTTAGGTTTAGATATGGCACACCAGAAAAAATTGGTGGTTGGGCACAATTAGGTTCTATTGAATTAACTGGACGTAACACAGCTATTCATCATTTTGTAAATGCTTCAGGTATTAAGTATGCAGCGTTAGGTACAAATAGAATATTGTATGCTTATTCCGGTGGTATTTTTTATGACATACATCCAATCAAAACCACAACAACTTTAACATCAGCTTTTACAACAACTAACGGCTCTGCAGTTGTAACATTAACTTTTTCATCTGCTCATAATATGAATGCGGGTGATATTATATTATTAGATAGTTTTACAAGTATTACAAATTCTAATTTTACATCTGGTGATTTTACAGACAAAAAATTTATGATAACAAGTATACCAACGGATACAACCATAACTATCACTATGTCTTCTAACGAATCAGGGTCAGGTGCATCTACATCTGGTGGTATTAGAGTAAAACATTATTATCCTGTAGGACCAGCAGTTGAAACAGCAACAACAGGTTGGGGCCTTGGATCATGGGGTGGTGTAAAACAAGGACAGTTTACATCAACATTATCATCAGGAATAAATGCATCAGTTACAAGTTTAACTATGGCTAGTTCTACATCGTTTGCATCATCAGGAACAGTTATTATAGGTTCAGAATTAATTACTTATACAGGAAATAGTGGTGGGACTTTATCTGGATTAACAAGAGGTGCTAATGGCACAACAGCAGCAACACATTCTTCGGGTGCAACCGTTACAGATGCATCTAATTATTTTGCATGGAACGCTGCAGCATCTGGAGATATTGTAACAGCACCAGGTTTATGGTCATTAGATAATTTTGGTAACAAACTTATTGCAACTATATTTGGTGGAGAAACTTTTGAATGGGATTCTGATCCAACAGGTGCAACATCAACTAGAGCAACAATTTTAGCTAATGCTCCAACATCATCTAGTTTTAGTTTAGTATCTACACCGGACAGACATTTAATATTTTTTGGAACAGAAACAACTATTGGAACATCTAGTACAAGAGATGAAATGTTTATAAGATTTTCAGATCAAGAATCTATTAATGAAACAACGTCTTATGCACCTAGTGCAATTAACACTGCAGGTACACAAAGACTTGCAGATGGATCAAAAATTGTTGGAGCGATTAGAGGACGGGATGCTATTTATGTTTGGACTGATACTGCATTATTTATTATGCGTTTTGTAGGATCGCCTTTTACGTTTTCATTTCAACAAGTAGGTACAAACTGTGGACTGATAGGAAAAAATGCAGCGGTTGAGGTTGACGGTACTGCGTATTGGATGTCAGAAAATGGTTTCTTTAGATACACAGGTAAACTAGAATCATTACCATGTTTAGTTGAAGATCATGTTTATGATGATATTAATACAATTCCAAAACAACATATCAATGCGGGATTAAATAATTTGTTTGGTGAAGTAATGTGGTTTTATCCTAACTCAGGATCAAATACAGTTAACAGAATGGTTTGTTATAATTATTTAGACTCAACACCAGATAGACCCGTTTGGACTACAGGTACATTAGCAAGAAGTGCTTGGCAAGATTCTGCTGTATTTGGTAAACCTCATGCAACAGAGTATGATACAAGTTCTAATGGCACATCTGGAAGCGCTACTTTTGTTCAAGGAAATACTGATGGTGTTAGTTATTATTATGAACACGAAACAGGTTTAGATCAAATAAGAGAAGGTGCAACTTCATCTATTACTGCAAATATAGAATCTGGTGATTTTGATATTGGTCAACAAGGATTACAAGGTGATGGTGAATTTATGATGAAAATTAGAAGAGTGCTACCAGACTTTTTATCACAGACTGGAGATGCAAGAGTTACATTAAATTTAAAAAATTATCCAACAGATGCAGAAGCAAGTTCATCTTTAGGACCTTTTACATCTTCAACAACAACAACTAAGATAGACACACGTGCAAGAGCACGAGCAATAGCTTTAAAAGTAGACAATACTAGTATTAAACAACACTGGAAACTTGGAACTTTTAGACTAGATATACAAGCGGATGGGAGAAGATAATGGCTAGAATAGTACAATCGTTAACACAACCTAATAAAGAATATGATCAACAAATACAACAATCGTTTGTAAGAGATGTAGATAGTATTGTGCAAAAATTAAACACAACCTATCAACAAGATTTAAAAGACGAAGCAGAAGCGGAGGCTTTTTTCCTTGGCTAATACATTTAAAAATAAAAAAGTAGATTTAACTACAACTAGCGCTACAACATTATATACGGTGCCATCTGCTACAACTGCTATTATAAAATCTATAGTAGTGTCAGAGGATTCAGGTAATGCGGATACCATAACAGTAACTATTACAGATACATCAGATGCTGTTTTTAGTTTATTTAAGACAAAATCTATTAGTGCTAATGGCACTACAGAATTATTAACAAATCCTTTAATATTAGAGGAAAGTGAAATACTAAAAGTAACTGCTGCTACGGCAAACAGACTACATGTGGTCCTATCTACATTAGAAGTTCAGAAAAGAACTGTTACAACATAGGCTTGATTTACTTGACAAAAACAAGTAATATAGAAAACTCACAGGTTAAAATCCTGCTTTTAAACTAACTTAAAAAATTATATGAAAACAGGATTAGAATCACTAGATACAGGCGCACCAGAAATTACCTACTCAGGTAATGAAGGACCTAAATCACCACAACAAATACAAATGATGCAGATGGCTCAACTAGAAGAAGAGTACGACAAGTATGTTGATGAAATGCTTGAACAAGGATTAGAGCCAATGTCAATGCAACAGTTTTTAGAACAAATTGCAGCAGAAGCACAGATGAGTTCTAACGAAGAAGGTATTGGTAGTATGATGGAAGACCCTAGAGAGATGGCTGCTTTTGGTGGTATCATGAGAACTGGTTTTAAAGGTGGTGGTATGGATATGGGAAGCACTGGTAGTAGTACAGGATCATCTGGCCCAGCAGGAGGTGCATCATCGGGTGGAAATTATGGCGGTAATACTGGTGGTAATACTGGTGGTAATACTGGTGGTAATGATGGTGGTGGTTACAATATACAAGATTACATGACGGAGCAAACTACTCCTGAAAAATTTACTATTACAAATCAACAAGCTCAAGATGCAATAAACAAAAATGAAAAATTAAAACAGGGTATAGAAAACGCTAAAAAAGAAAAACAAAAACAAAAAATTGCAGCGCAAATAGAAAAAGAAAGAATTGAAAAAGAATTAGCAAAATATAAAAAAGAACAAGAAATTAAAGAAACTAAAAAATTTTTTGAAAAAAAAGAAACTAAAAAAAAGAAACAAACTTTTGCAGATAAACTTAGATCAAAAACTTTAGCAAAATCATTAAACAAAAAATATAATTTAGGTTTTGATCCATCAGATGATGATTTTGAAGATAAAGTAGCAAAAGCAACTGAAACTGTAAACGACCCTAATTTTGATATGGGTTTATATGGAATCTCAGGTAAAGATTTAGCTGTAGGTGCAAAACAAGCAGAAGTTTTTGGCACAGATGGCAAACCAAATTTAAATATATCACAAAAAGATTTTGAAAATGTTTATAGACCATACGGTCAAATGTTTATAGACGGACAATTTACACCAGGCCCTATGATAATACCCGGTGGCGGAGGCGGTGGTAACGAAAATGTTAAATCAACAACAACACCACCACCAGGAACAACACCACCTGGTAGCGGACTTCCAGATATTCCAACAGACTTTGTTGATCTAAGTGGTACTTCAAGTTACACTAACCCAGCTTTCGCTGGTCAATATTTTTATGGCACACCAACAATTACATTAGCAAATGGTGGTAGAGCTAACTTTGCTGGTGGAGGTATCGCGGATCTTAGACAAGGATACTTTTTAGGTAAACTTGTTAAAAAAATTACAAAACCATTTAAAAAAGCATTTAGAGGATTTAAGAAAATAGCTAAAAGTCCATTGGGTAGAATGGCTTTGTTAGCAATGGGTGGTTACTATGCAGGTGGTGGTAATTTATTTGGTTTACAAAGAGCAGGTATGTCTGGATTTAAAATGGGAAATCTTCCTGGTGCATCTTTGTTTAGTAAAACACCAGGTGCTGAAACACCTATAGTTGAAGGTTTTAAAAATATAGCAAAAACAGCATTTAAACCTGAAAATGCTTTTTCAACAATTTCAGGTATATCAGCGTTGTCTGGTTTATATACATCTTATCTACAGAACAAAAGAGAAGACGAAACAATGGCTGAATATCAAAGAAGATTAGAAGAAGAACGTGGAAACTTTGCACCTATTCCAACAGACTTTGTTCAATTTGCAGCTAACGGTGGACGTATGGGTTTTGCAGATGGTGGTGATGATGACGATGAAGATGATTTTAGACAAAGAGCATTAGGTGCTTTGTATTCTATAAGGCGACCAGAGTTTTCAATAGGTGGTAGTGCAGGTATGCCTCCAGTAACATTACAAACAGAAGGTCAAGATATACAATCATTTAGTGATGATGAGTCTACAGGTATGCCTCAAGCAACACCGACAATGCCAAATCAAATGCCAATGAGACCACCAATGATGGATCCTAGAATGCAACAGATGATGGCACAAAGAGCAAACCCTATGATGAATAGAGGAATGATGAGTATGCAACAACCACGGATCATGGCCCAAGAAGGTGGAATGATGGACATGGGTGGTATGGAAAAAGATTATAGAAACGAAGGTGGTTTTGTAGCTATCGGTGGTCAAGAAAGAGCAGATGATGTGCCAGCAAGATTATCAAAAAATGAGTTTGTATTTACTGCAGATGCTGTTAGAAATGCAGGAGGCGGAGATATAGATAAAGGAGCAGAAATCATGGAAAACATGATGGAGAATTTAGAAGCAGGCGGTAGAGTATCAGAGGAATCACAAGGATTACAAGGTGCTAGACAAATGTTTGCTACATCACAAAGATTGGAAGAGGTGTTATAATGTTATTTACAAAAGGTATGGGAGCTATAATAAAAGGTGCTGCTACAGGTGGTGCAAAAAAAACTGGTAAAACTATATCAGATTTTAAATTAAAAAATCAATTAAAAAAAATTCAAAAAACACCTAACAAAGAATTTACAAAAGTAAATTTAAAAATGCCAGAAGATGGTTCTACAGTAAAAGGTAAAGTAGGTAAAAAAAATTATTCAAAAGAAACAAGACGTTACCATCAAGCACACAAAAAAATGGGATTAATTAAGGATTAAATATGTCAACAACACAACAACGAAATTTATTTAACCCAAAGATAGAAGCATTAGCAGAAAAGTATACTGATGCCGTAGGAGCACTAGCGGCAAAACCATTTACAGGTGCACAAATATCAGCAATGGCACCGAAGGTTGCACCTCAAACAGCCTTACAACAAAAAGCAACACAATTAACAGGTACGGGTATCGGATCTTATCAACCATTTGTAACAGCAGCACAACAAGCTGCGGGCACAGCAGGAACTGGTTTAGGTTTAGCACAAACTGGTTTAGGAGTTGCAGGTCAACAATTAACAGGAGCAGGGACAACATTAGGAACTGCCGGTACACAATTAACCGGAGCACAACAAGCTCTTGGTACGGCAGG